TAGGAACAAAGGAATTTACAGTGAATTAATTAAGTAATGAAAGAAGTAAAAATAAATATCTCCGATGTTGGTTTTCCAAATCAATTTGTATCGGATGCTGAAAAAGCAACAGACGAATATGGATTACAAATTGGACAAGCTATTCAATACGAGTGGTTTAGAAAAGATGGAAACCAATGTAGGTTTTATAATCAGTTTGCTAACTTTAATAGACTGCGATTATATGCACGAGGAGAACAGTCTATAGCTAAATATAAAAATGAGTTAGCAATTGATGGTGATTTATCTTATCTTAATTTAGATTGGACACCCGTTCCTATTATTCCAAAGTTTGTAGACATTGTAGTTAATGGAATGTCTGACAGATTATTTAAAGTAAATGCTTATGCTCAAGATGCAATGTCTCAAGCTAAGAGAAGCAAGTATCAACAAATGATTGAAAAACAAATGGTGGGCAAGGATTTAATTAAACTTGTTCAAGAAAAATCAGGAGTTGATGGATTTGTAATGCCGGAAGAACAATTACCAAATACAGACGAAGAGCTGTCTTTATATATGCAACTTAATTATAAACCCGCTATTGAGATAGCGGAAGAAGAAGCAATAAATACTGTTCTTGAAGAAAATCATTATCAAGATATTAGAAAAAGATGTGACTATGATTTAATGGTTCTTGGTCTTGGAATTGTAAAACATGAGTTTCTTCCTGGAGCAGGAATAAAAGTATCTTATGTTGACCCTGCGAATGTGGTATATAGTTATACGGAAGACCCACACTTTAAGGATTGTTTTTATTGGGGTGAAATTAAAACTCTTGGCATTACAGAGTTGATGAAGATAGACCCTACATTAACTAGAGAAGATTTAGAGAAGATTAGTCAGTATAGTCAAAATTGGTATAACTATTATAATGTAGCTGAGTTCTATGAAAACAGTTTATTTTATAAAGACACTTGTACTTTATTATATTTTAATTACAAGACCACAAAAAAGACTGTATATAAAAAGAAATTGTTAGATGGAGGAGGTAGTAGAGTTATTGAAAAAGATGATTCTTTTAATCCACCTAAAGAGATGATGGAGGAAAATAATTTTGAAAAGATAGAAAAGACTATTGATGTTTGGTATGAAGGCGTAATGGTTATGGGTACTAACATTATATTAAAGTGGGAGTTGGCAAGAAATATGGTAAGACCAAAGTCTGCAAGTCAACACGCACTTCCAAGTTATGTAGCTGTAGCACCACGAATGTATAAAGGAACTATTGAGTCTCTTGTAAGAAGAATGATTCCTTTTGCAGATTTAATTCAAATGACTCATTTAAAACTGCAACAGGTATTGTCAAGAGTAGTTCCTGATGGAGTATATATAGATGCGGATGGGTTAAATGAAGTAGATCTTGGCACAGGAAACGCTTACAATCCTGAAGATGCATTAAGATTATACTTTCAAACAGGTAGTGTTATTGGTAGAAGTTTTACCCAAGATGGAGAATATAATCATGCTAAAGTTCCTATCCAAGAATTAAATAGTAACTCCGGAAGTAATAAAATGAATATGTTAGTAAATAACTATAATCATTATTTAAATATGATTAGGGATGTTACAGGACTTAATGAAGCAAGAGATGGATCAACACCTGATCCAAACTCTTTAGTTGGTGTTCAAAAACTTGCAGCCTTAAATAGTAATACTGCAACAAGACATATTCTTAATGGTAGTTTATATATCTATAGAACTTTAGCAGAAGGTCTGACTTATTAGAGTATACAGATTTTGCAGAAGAGTTTACTAATCAAATAGGAAAGTATAATGTAGCATTATTAAATGAAATAAGGGATTTATATATATATGATTTTGGAATTTTTATTGAAGTAACTCCTGATGAAGAACAGAAAGCAATGCTTGAGCAAAATATTCAGATGGCTTTATCTAAAGGGGATATTAATCTTGAAGACGCTATTGATATTAGAGAAATTAAAAACATTAAAGTTGCAACTCAATTGTTGAAATTAAAAAGAACACAGAAGCAAGATAATGATGACAAGATGAAATTAATGCAACAACAAATGCAGGCTCAACAACAAATGCAATCACAACAAATGGCTGCTCAAGCAGCGATGCAAAAAACACAAATGGAATTTCAGTCTAAGATGCAATTAAAAGAAGCAGAGATTCAATATGAAATTCAAAAGATGCAGGCAGAAGCAGAAATGAAAAGTAAATTGATGGCAGAAGAGTTTGCTTACAACCAACAACTTCGAGGTATAAGTGAAACAGCTCTTCAAGAAAGAGAGACGCAAAGAGAAAAAGCTAAGTCTGAAAGAATTAGTCAACAGAATAGTGAGCAGTCAAAATTGATTAATCAACGTAAAAATAATCTACCACCTCAAACTTTCGAGTCTAATGAAGATAGTTTAGATGGTTTTGACCTTGCAGAGTTTTCTCCAAGGTAGCTTAAAATATTGTAAAATTTTTGTGTAACTTTGTAAAAAATCAAATCAAATGGAAATTAAAGTAAGAGCTATTGAAGGCTCAGATAACAAAAGTGTTCAAGAAGTAGAGAAAGAATTACTTGAAAAACACGAAGAACAGTTTGAAGATACCACAGCAAAAGAAGAAGTAACTGTAGTAGAAGGAACTGAAACAACTGAATCGAAAGAGGAGGTTACAGAAGAATCATCCTTAACGGATGAAGACGTTCTTTCATATATTGGAAAAAGATACGGAAAGGAAATCAATTCATTTGATGAGTTGATGGCAGAGCGAGAAGCATCTGAAGAATTACCTGAAGATGTGTCTGCCTACTTTAAGTATAAAAAAGAAACAGGTCGAGGCATGGAAGATTACATGAAGTTACAACGTGACTTTGATTCTATGGAAGAAGACCAATTGTTAGCAGAATATTATTTATCTACCGAAGAGGGTATTGATAAATCAGATGCTCTAGATATGGTAGATGAATTTGATTTTGATGAAGACCTTGATGAAGAAAAGGAGATAAAGAAATTAAAACTAGCAAAGAAAAAAGAACTTGCTAAAGCTAAAAAGTTTTTTAATGAGCAGAAGGATATGTATAAACAACCCCTTGAGTCAAGTACGGTTGGGATGTCTGATGAAGCTAGAAAAGAACAGGAGGCATATAAGCAATATCTTGAGGAAGCGAAATCGTATCAAGAAGAAAACAGAAGAAAGAGTGATTGGTTTTTAAAAAAGACCAACGAAGTATTTAACAATGAGTTCAAAGGTTTTGAGTTTAAGTTAGATGACCGGAAAGTTACTTATTCTCCTGGAAACGCAGAGGAGTTAAAGAAAGCTCAAAATGATATAGCTAATTTTTATGGCAAATATCTAGATGATAAAGGCTTACTTTCAGATCCTCAAGGATACCATAGAGCTTTATCAATAGCAATGAACCCGGACAGGTTTGCTAAGTTCTTTTATGAGCAAGGTAAATCGGAAGCAGTTGAAGATGTATTGCGTAAACAAAAAAACGTAACAGTTAATACACGCAGAGCACCTGAAGTTGTAACCAAAGGGGGAATGAAAATTAGGTCCGTTAATTCCGATTCAGGAAAAGGACTTAAAATTAGAAGTATTAAACGAAAATAAATTTTAAAAATTAAAAAATGGCAGTATTAGCAACTCCGGGATTTGATTTGCAACCATCATCGCAACAAGTCCCTTTATCGACAAACTATATTACCAACTTTGATTTCTTGAATCAGTATCTACCTGATACTTATGAGAAGGAATTTGAGAGATATGGTAATAGAACAGTAGCATCTTTCTTACGTTTAGTAGGAGCAGAGATGCCATCTAACTCAGACCTTATCAAGTGGGCAGAGCAAGGAAGATTACACACTAAGTATACCAAAGTAGGTAGTGCAGGTGCGGCAGGAGACTCCGCAGTTACATTCCAGGTAAATGATACAGGTGTTCCTGCGTTCACTGCAGCTAATGGTATTTCACTAAGAGTTGGACAAACTATTATGATTGTATCTAACGGTGCAGCAGGTAGTAACAAAGCAATCATTACTTCTGTAAACTTAGCAGCTAACCAATTTGACGCAGCAATCTACGAAACAGGTGGTTTAGCACTAGCAGGTACAGGTTTAGGTAACTCTGATGCAACTATTTTCATCTATGGTTCTGAATTTAAAAAAGGAACTAATGGAATGCAAGGATCAGTAGAAGCAGATGATAGCTTCTTCCAAAACAATCCAATCATTATCAAAGATACTTATTCAGTATCAGGTTCTGATATGGCTCAAATTGGATGGGTTGAAATCTCAACTGAGAATGGTGGAACAGGATACCTTTGGTATTTAAAGTCTGAGCATGAGACAAGACTACGTTTTGAGGATTACTTAGAAACAGCTATGATTGAAGCAGTCCCTGCAATAGCACCTGCAGTTCCTGTTGGTGGTCAGTCTAACGCACAGCAGTTAGGTTTCATCGGTTCAGAAGGAATCTTCCATGTAGTAAACACTCGTGGAAATGTTTGGGGTGGTGGTAATCCACAAGTCTTAGGTGACTTTGATACAGTTATCCAAAGACTAGACAAGCAAGGTTCGATTGAAGAGAATGTTATCTTCTTAAATCGTCAGTTTGGATTTGATGTAGATGATATGTTAGCAGCACAAAACTCTTACGGTGCAGGTGGTACGTCTTACGGACTATTTGACAACGATGAAGAAATGGCTCTTAACTTAGGATTCTCAGGATTCAGAAGAGGATATGACTTCTACAAGACAGATTGGAAATACTTAAATGATCCAACAATGAGAGGTGGTATCACAGGAGCAGGTGTAGGAATCAATGGACTATTAGTTCCTGCAGGTTCAACATCTGTGTATGACCAAATCCTTGGTAAGAACGCAAAGCGTCCTTTCCTTCATGTACGTTACAGAGCTTCTGAAACAGAAGACAGACGATACAAAACTTGGATTACAGGTTCAGCCGGAGGTGCAAGAACTTCTGACTTAGATGCAATGGAAGTTAACTTCCTATCTGAGAGAGCAGTTTGTACGCTTGGAGCGAACAACTTCTTCTTATTCAAAGACTAAGAATAATTATTATTAGGGAGGGTTAACCCCCTCCCTTTTTTTTTAAAATTTTAAATCTAATCAAATGAAAAAACAAAACACCCTTACCGATAAAACTTATCGATTAAAATTGGACGCAGCTCCATTAACTTATATCTTACCAACAAGACATACTAGAAGATCATCGTTACTTTACTTTGATTCTAAAACAAATTCAAACCGAGCATTACGTTATGCATCTAATCAAAAGAGTCCTTTTGAGGATGAGCAAGATGGAAACGTAGTTCTTGAGCCTGTAATTTTTGAAGATGGTTTCTTGACTGTTAAAGCAACAAACCCTATCCTTCAAGAATTTTTATACTTACATCCACA